GGCGAATGCTTTGGCGGATAGTCCACCGACCAGCGTTGTTTGTTTTTTATTAGACTTGATAAGAACCTTAGCAGTTTCTTGATTGTATGTTAGTGTTATCATTTCACCGTGGTACTTGAGAACCCCAAGCATACGGTCAATATCAGGAACAGGGATAGAACCTTCGCTGTCATCGTCACATGTAAATGAAAATCGAGAGAGACTTGTTTTCCCATCCTTTACAATGCTTGTAGTCGAGAGTCTTTTGTCGCCAAGCGATAAGATACAACCTGTTACTTGTGGCTGTACCTTACCGTTGATAGACTGGTCCCTCTTGGTAACTGCCAGCAATTGTAATAGTAAATCTCTATGTACTTTCATTACTTCCTCTCCCGCAGTAATAGTGTGTGTGCTAAAAAGTCACCTTGCCTTTGGCGCATATCCTGTAACTCATTGACAGCATCCCAAAGTTTGCTAACCAATTCAAAGCGACCCATCATGTCGTCAAGGTCTTGCTCCAATCTATTAATCTTGCTATGAAGCATCTTGATGTCGTGAGCGCATACTTCTTTCATGCTTTCCACTCCAAAGGTAATCCATTCCAAGTAACTTTACTGTCTTTAACATTAAGAACCTCAAAGGTTTTACCCAAGTGTTCCATGTTGCGACCCTTCATTTCCTCGATGGTAGCACGAATAGCAAACTCATTGTCAGATAATGACTTGTCTGCTTCGACACCTGCGGCCTTGTCACCCTTCTTGGTATAACGCTTTAGCCATACCTGCTGTGACACGAAACGCTGTGTTCCGTTAGCCCAGTCAACCTTTTCGCCAATCTTCATTAGTGCCTTGGTACCGTCGCCAATATCCATGTACTTCTGATTGTCCTTCAAGTGGAAGGTATAGAAGATGTAAGGTATAGGTAGCGCAGTTAGTCGGTCAAGGACACCCTTGAATATACTGTTGCGCTCTCGCCATTCCTTCTGATTGAAACCGTCACCACTGTCATTGATAACTCCACGGCGGATTAGTCTATCAGTCATGACAAACTCACACCACTTGAGGAATGTTGAACCACCGTCAAAGATAACTGCTCCGACATCTTCGGACTCACCCAAGAAGGATGCGAACCACTCAATCTTGTCAACAACAGCCATCCAATTAGTAGTGTTATCTTCATTCCACATAGCGTCATCTAACTCGTCAATGATAGGGATAACACGGATGCGGTCTGCATTTGCGGCACCTGTTGAAACTAAATAGTCCACAGTGTTTTGTGCTGAATTATCACAGTCAATAATGACTACATCTTTATCGGTGTGTGCCAAGGCTAACTCGGTAGCCAGGCCAGTCTTAGCGGTGTTCTCCTTGCCGACCAATGCCATACGGATTGGTGCCATAGAGTCACGCTTTTTGTCGAACAGCATCCTATAATGCTCGACTCCAAAGGTAGGCCGAGGGGCCGTACTTGGAGAGGCTTCTTGCTTCGCCCACGCCATCAGTCCCAGCCTCCTTCATCGGGAGCCTCGACTGTTTCTGATACAGCCATTGATTCAGCACACCACCAACCGGTAACAGCGAGTTTAGCCTCACCATCACGGCTCATGTACGGAGAACCAACAAGCATCAGTGTACTGCCTACTGCAAAGTCAACAAGTGAGTCATGCTTACCTGTAACATAGATGTCAACAGTACCAGCCGTGGACATAATATCCAAGTCACCAGTAGTAATAATGTAACCACCGTTGTCTCTTGGGTCAATGTGAATGACCTCAACAATAGCGGCGGCTAAAGCATCCCAGCGTTCCTTGTCAGATAGTGTACCAACATACGCTTCGATGTCTTGAAGTCCACCTTCAAGAGTTTTGATTTGGTCTAAGCCAGCAACCAAAGTATCAGGTGCGTCAGTGAATGAATCCTGTACTGAATCATCACGATTGAATACAGATACACCGGCTTTACCGTATGCTACATCACCGTTACGAGCAGGTCGCATAGCGATAGTACCTGCTACGAATGCAGGGTGCTGTTCTTCTGCAAGTTGTCCGTTGAATCTCATTGAGTACACACGCATGTCATCCTTAGTACCTCGAGGGCGACCAAGGAATAGACATGTTCTGTCCTTCTCAGTAAGCGGTCTTGGTGAACCATACTTCCAATTAGCATCCCCGGAAGGGAAGGTTGGGTTATTCTTATCCCATACTAAGTGGAAATGAATACCGTTACCAGCATCATATGTATTCTTAGGTAGTGAATCTAATTCAGTAGTAGCCGAACCTGATTCAAACTTAGCCTTCTGTGCTAAGGATGGGTTGTAACGCTTGGTAAATGTACCGTCGTTATTATCCTCATAGAGAATAATGTTACCATCTTCGATTAAAGAATCAGTTACAGTCTCGATACCTTGACCGAGAGTACCTGCCGCTTTCTTGTAGGCTAATTCTGCCCAGTCTTTGTAGCGTGGTACACTGATAAACATGCCTTCGTAAAGTGTAGCACCGCTACGCTTTAGTCTTTCACTTTCACTTTTAATCTGCCTACCGGCGATTCTTAGAGCGTTCAAAGTACACTCATCTTCTGTCTTTCCAGCATCAAGCCAAGTATTCTTGTTCTCGGATAGAACGGTGTCCATCCTCGAGCGTAGTACTTCTTCGCTTGCGCCTATATTCTTGCTTATTCGGTCAATCATTTGGTTAATATCTGCCATATTTTTTGCCTCCATTTTACTGTTATCCTCGCCAGTATATAGCCTTTATGCTTCTGCCAACCTCCGGCAAAAGTCCCACACTACATAGTGTGCTTCGACACCCGAAAGTAAGTCTCGGTGTGCCTGTGTTGCGGCCTCAACCAACTTCAATTTGCTGGCTGGTTTGGCGGGAGAATCAATACCATATCTGAATACGGCATCTATTGTTTGTCTAAGGTTAGAAGAACCCATCAACTTGACGGCTTCCTCAACCTGCTGTTCCTTCAAACATAGATTAAGAATAGCGTGAGCATCAACGGTTGGTTGACCCAAGCCAATTAAGAATGCTTCACGGTCTGCTTCGGGGATAGAGTGGTACGCTTGTAGTGAATTAATTGCATTACGCAAGTCACCCTTGTTAGCATCGACTATGGTATCAATATCTTTAGTAGGACTTTGGAAGCCTTCTGCTCCATCAATATGACATAGGCGTGTAAACATATCTGTATTATTGATAGGTTCAAAGGTTCGCACTTGGCAACGGGATTGAAGCCAAGTACTAATCTTGCTTAGGTCATTACATGTTAAGATAAAGAATCCTTGGGAATCTTCAATGACCCCCTTGAGTGCTGACTGTGCGGCAGGTGTCAATTGGTCTGCCTCATCTAAGAAGTATATACTTTCGTACTGACCGAGCCGAGTCATAGGTGCTAACTCTTCCTCGATAAACTCGATACCACGCTGACGCTTCGATGAAGCGTTATACTTGTGAATCTGATAGCCTAATTGTTTGGCTAAGATATGAGCCAGTGTAGTTTTACCTGTGCCTGGCTCGGGTGAATAGAATATGTAGTGTTGCATTCCTATACTACTGTCGCCATCTATGATGCCCTGCATCTCGTATAGAATGTGTTCTTGTCCCTCGAAATCATCAAGGTTTGTTGGTCGGTGCTTCGTCGCCCATACTTCTCGCATGGTTTCCAATAGGTATCGGCAGTATATATTACTGTCGGAGGCAAGTCAAACAAATATCGCTATCTGCTGGCATAATTCTTGTACGCCCACAGCCCTTGCATTGTATTGCCTTGCGCCTTTCGGTTGGAGTCATAACTGAGATTGGTCTTGTCAAAATCAAATCATCCTTAGTCTTGATTACCTTACGGTCAATGTCGAATAACATATGGTGAGTATTGATACCACTTGTCATCTCCACCTTCTCACGACCAACGATAACGCATTGAGGATTCTTCGACATAAGAGCAGAAAGGCTGTTGGGAGAAGGAACATTTTTGACACCCTTGTAATTTTGTAGGTGCTGTGCCACCTGTTCCCGAGTACATGCGCCATGCTTTAGTAGTATTTCCACTATCGCTCGACGCACACGCTTGTTGTTATTATTGGCTGACACAGCCTGTCTTATGAGTGTTTGGTATTTGACCCTCATTCATCTATGTTCATAAACATAGCGGCCTGTGACATGTCAATACTTGACCCCTTATTAACATCATTAGCATATATGATAGGTCGCATATCACCCCTTTCATACGGCTCCCATGATTTAGAATCATCATAAATACAATAAATAGTATAGATAATAAACGCTATAACAATGTAACCAGCACCCATTATCTCCACTCCGCAGTAGTGTCACTGTCTTTGGTAGTCATTATTATGCCACCCCAATAGATGTAAGCCCATACTTCCCGCCTATCCTTAGAGACAGGACAGTTAATGTATATCCTACTACGCCTATATAGGCCGTGGTCAACGCCCTCGAGTAAATCAAGAGCCTCCATTACATTATCATCCACCAAGAATACTTCGCCCTTGACCGCTTTGTTGGCAGGTATCATACCGGGGAATGCCCCCAAGTCAACTAATCCCCAGCGTGGGTCAGTCTCGTACTCACCTAAAAACTGTGAGTCCTTTAACAAGTCATTGTTTCCTTCGTTTCGCTTCAGTGTTCCATACACAAATACTTCATTCATAGCCATTCAATCGCCTTCTGTTTTCGTTTAGGCAAACTACTTGGTAAAATGTCCGGCGCATCCCTACGGATTGCGTTAGACACTACGATGTCATTATTCAGTATGACTCCCAAGTGCTTGTCTGATTGTCTCATATCACTCGGCACTATATAGTCATTCTTGTGTGACTTCTTGGGCCACTTGAAATTAGAAACAGGATAGATACCATATGCCATTACTGCTCGAGTATAGTCATCGTGTAGTGTAAATCGACACTGTGCAAGCAACCTACCTACCTTCATGTTATCCACATTAGCCTTGACAAATGCGTTCATCAACGCCAGTGGTATAGGTTTGAGGACAGACAATGCCCTGTCCCTGTTAGTCCAACATAGAGCCGCACGAATTGAGCGACTAAAATCCTCACGCTTAACCTTGAGCGACTGGTCAACAATCACGCAATCTTCGCTGGCCTCAGTTAATTTAGGTGCCTTGTCAACCACCACTACTAAGCGGTGGGAAATAATAGGCGACCAGTATAGGACATCAGCCTCAGTAAAGGACTTGTTGTGCAGAATAAATGTAGTATCGGGAGCCGTAGGTGGAACCGTAATGTCACCATACATAGGTATGAAATTACCCTTTCGATATTTAGCGTCATCGTCTGTAAATATAACTACTCCCATATAACCAACTCCGTGTTGAATGCTAACAACCAAGCGGTGAAACGACGCATCTGATGAGGCGTTAAACCCCACACCTCACGCACACTCTTAGCCGAGAGTATGTAATCAGCAACGAGCCACTCATAACCATTACCTTTAGATACAATTCTAAGGGTCAATCCATCCTCAGCCATAGCCTTTGCTAACGCTGGAAACTCATGCTCATATATCGGCCTTGTATTCAACATCTGCTTCGACTTGTTTCGCCAACCTCTCGATTTCATATTTATCCCTCAACCACTTCGTAGTGTCTATTAGTAACGCCATTCTATAAATGTGTTGGCTACAATAACCCTTAGTAGGGTTAGTCAATTCAGCCTTACAGCCTGGCGATTTACACCTGCGCTTCACCATCTCCAAACACCGCATATTCGTATGCCTTGTAACGCCCACTTGTTGCGTTACCATACTTCATAACCTCACGCACACTAATGCGTGGGTCAGCGTGTAATAAATTAGAAGCGGCATTCAATCGTGGTGCAGACACATAGGGCCGACCATCCTTATTCCTTAACTCATCTAAGATTTGTGACAGGAGTTGTGGTCCCTTCTCACTCAGATGTCGGACTACTGCATCACGCCAACGCTTATGCTTAAACTTCATTCAACCACCTCAATATATTGAAGAATACTCTTGAGTTTCTATTGGGTATCATTCAACCACCTCGAAGTCAGCCTCTTGTATATGCTGTGTCGGTGCGGTCAGTGTAGCAAGACGCAATTGTATTTGGTCTAAGTACACCGGCTCACTCTTGAGTACATCAACAAGTATGCCCATCATGTTCTCAACCTTACGGTCAGCCAGTAGGAGTTGCGAGTCAACGCCTATCTCCTTCTTGAGTTGACCTATCAACTTGAGGAAACCTTGGCCCTGATTGAGTAGTTTGGTTGCATCACCAATCCATTCAGATGTCAGACCTTCTGTTTGCTTACGGGTTTCTAATTCTCCTACCCATGAGACAAGACGCTGTGCCAAGTCCTCGGCTACATTGAGGGTGGAGATTGATTCATCCCTCATCTTCTCCATGTGTGCGGCCTCCATAGGGTCGTACTCTAAGTGTTCATCCATGTGATTCATTACTGTTCCAACAGGCCATTGATTCTTAGTCTCAAGGAATGTTGGCGTAACTTCACCACGATGTACCTTAACTTCAAGACTTCTCCGGTTGCCTACATTACACATAGGACAGCCATCAGAAGTCAGTACCCACTCAAGGGCCGCTAAGAAGTCGGTGTTATCCGCTTCATCATTTAATCTATTCTGTATCTGTCGCCTACTCTTCATCCCTAATCACACTCCATTCGCATACATCATATGACATATATGTAATACCATCACCAATCGCTTTGGTTCGGTGTTTAACCATTCTTGATTCAAAGCGTTTATCCACTCGCAATAACTGTGATGCTCCATTGGCGTGACTTGGCCCACGATTTATGAATCGTCTGCCGTTCTTCTGCCTAACCATCTCAAGCAATTCACTTGATGTTGTCGGTCCGTTCATCTTTATGTATTCGTATGCGGCATTACGCCAGCCTATTTTTCTTGTTCTCATCTTGCCCTCTCCACTGTTGCTTCTGCTGGTTGTATTGGTGCTTGGTTATATCCGATAAATACAGACACTCCCTTCCTACCACGACCACTGGCTTCGCTCCGTTCTTCACTATACCACGGCTGTATTAAAAGGTTATCTTCCACCCATCGTTTCGATGCTTGATAATCTCCATTAGTAATCATGCGTGATACTTCTTTGAGTAGGTTACTGCGTGACATCTGAGTGTTCCAAAACGCTGTCTTGATGAGTAGCAGGTCGCCATCCATTACATTACGACGCATCTTCAAACAGTCGTCAAGTATCTTGCGTAACTGTGGTGTCATCTTGATTGCTAACTTATCCCCACCAACATAGTCGGGAGACATGATAGCATAACCAATAGCCAATCGGCGGAACAGGTCAGCCTCATGACTACGGACTTCGGGTTTGAACAACCATTCATTGAATGCTTCATCAAACCATAGTCCGGTAGGCGGATTCATTATTACCTCCATAGCCCTCTCGGTGAAAAACTCCTTGATACCTATTGTCATTTCAACTAACTCGGCCCTCTCAATGTTACTCATGCTGGCTTGTTTTGCTTGAGCCTTCTTGAATAACATCTCCTTCTCGGGATTCATTTCAATGTCGATGATAAAGAATCTCCTATCCATACCGGACTCCATCTCGAATCTGCCCGGCTGGGTACCAGCCCATAGAGTGTAGCGTGTTGTGTACTCGACCCAACCTGCTCTCATAGCCTTGTTGACCCTACCGTTATCAGTACTTGTTAGCATTTGATTTGTCATGTCAGTACTGTGGTCTTTTTTGGCGGCATCAACCAGTGAGGAAAACTCTTCAAATCCAAGGAACCCGCCGCACATTTCACGGGCCAATGGTCGGCCCATGATTTCACCTTCTTCATTTACTGACCCAAACATACCTGCTTCTGTAATAGAATTAGGCCCGACATCGGTTCTGAATGCCATTCCAATGTCAGCGTTGAGAGGGTTAGATAATAACCCTGTTCTCGGTGCTAAAAATAGATTGATTAGAACCGACTTTCCTGAGCCTTTCATACCTCGCATAAGGATATGTAGCCGAGTGTCTGCTATGTGGCCCATAGGGGTGTATAACGGGGCTTTATCGTGCCTTAGAATACATGAGTCTATGGCGAACACACCTTCTTCTCCCGTAGGTACGAAAGGACAGGTGCCACACTTGTTTAATCCGTTGAAAATATGAGTACCAATTGAGCATAGGAATACAGGTATCTTATCTTCAACATCAATGTAGTGATTACGAGTCACATACTCTTGCATAGTGTCAAAGATATTCATAGTATCATCCCCACATGTGTTCGCTTGGCGATTCGCTTTTTGCTTGACTTACGGCTTTCATATTATCTGCTAACTCAGCGTGTAATTTTTCATGCTTGTCAACAAGTTTAGTAAAGTCCTTGACAATTTTATTGTAGTCACGCTTGAGTAACTTGTTGCCCATGTGCCTTGATAAGTACTTGGCGAGAGTCCAACCGGCCTCATCGTCAACCTTCTTGTCATCGTCACAGCCGGACATAATAATTTCCGCATGGTCATAGCCGCTTAGGTGCGCTAAGTACGGGAATAACCATGTAGGCGGAGCAAAGAATAAGTTATCGTCGTCATTACTTTCACTACCGTACACATAATTCTTTATGGTTGATGGTGACAACAGTGCAAATACATCAGGGTCAAGAGCCTCATGTATTGTACTGCTTGACATGAAGAGTAATTTTTTTGCACCCTGATTCTGTAATGCACCAACAAGGTCACGCACTGTTGGATAAGTGTATATCCATGTAGCCTTGCTTGATTCGGGCGGGAATAACTGTACATTAGGCCAGTTAGTAAGCATAACAAATGCTATGTTCTGACCTCCGGTATTCTTTTCAAAGTAAATCTCCCACCCAACCCTCGCCATTTTAGGTGCGGCGTTGAATGCCATTTCGCTCAGGAGATGACTCATCACTGTTGCGTCAGGTTCTCTATCTCCTATGATAGTAGTACCTGCAAGTAATGATGCCATTCCGTATTCATTCTCGGTGAACACTACTACTTCATCAATGGTAGGTAGTTGTTCATCGGAGTATATGTCTATTGTATCGTGTTTCGTTCTCATGTTTTTCACTAATCCCTCGTCAGTATTTAACTGTATCTGAATTAATTTTATTATTTTTGTAGTCGTAAAATTAAATAATCGACTAACTGCGTGGAGATTCTGCTAATTAATTTATTTCCCTTAGTAGTTTTTAATTAATAATATAACTAAGTATAACTAAGTAAGTAATTACCAGGCCTCTTTAGATAAACACCTTTAGCGTAATAAATTAATTACGCAGATGTGAGCGCAGTACCGCATTTTATTAATTTTGAATTAACAAAAAGAATAAAATTAATTGCGGCAAGTTTATATGGTCAACCCCCGCTTGTAAAGAATCCTATCCATTTCATTTGTCCTCATACTGTCTGTAATTTTAATTTCTTTGGGCTTGATATGAAAAAGATTGGTGTTAAGTGCTAACCTAACGAGTCTTTTTATGCTTGCATAAGTACCCTCGCTGTCATTTTTCTTCGTAGTATGTGGTTGTATCAGTGATACTGTCATATTGTATTTGCCTTCACCAGTTAATCGGTAGTACCATTTGTTGCCCAAGTCCACCACCTCAAGTCGCCATCCGTTTATCGGTACCATAAGTGACGGTCTAAGTGTCACATTCTTGGCACGATACACGAATGGTTTTCTAATCGCAGGTTTGCGAGTAACATACTTGAGATTCTCAACCATAACATCTATGTCAGACAAGAGTGACTGGTCAAATGACTCAACATATTCAACAAGTCCGGCACGATGATACATTACTATGTACTCAGTCCCACTATCAAACACTTCTTTGGTGAAGTCTTTGAGTAATGAATAGAGTGACGGTGAATCCACATCAGGGGAAAATATATCCTCATTGACAGGGCTTCTTGGTAGTGGCTCATCACTAAACAAAGCGTCGAAGTATGACCACATTACATCTTTACCTAACAGGTAGTACTTATCCCCTCCACTACTGATGTGTATAATAGGTCGTTGAATCCATTCGCCCTTTTGATTCCGAGCATACGGCTGAGTAACAATGTATTCTAAGTCTGAGAGGCTGATTACTGCGGGTTCACCGGCCATCTTTATTCCTCCAAGCATTGAATCTGTCTATGTCTAAGGCCCACAGTACCACTTGTCTTGATGTAGTACTGCTGTAACCTGTTGCTACACTAACTGCATCCACACCTACGATGCCCGATAATTTCGAGCCTATTGTATTGCGGGCTGGTAGCCATCTCATGTTGCTTCTATCGTCAGCAAGTCTGTTAAAAATCTCGTATGATGACAGCCCCTTTGGATTATCCAAGAGTAACTGCATCACCTTGTCTGCAAAAATAAATCGTTCTGTTCTTCTCATAATATCACCTACGCTAATTGATTGCTTGTTAAATAAGAGCGGAGAGGGCCGAGATAAAGGAACGAAGCAAGCAACCTTGAGGAACCTGTCTAAGTGTTCAGACTTTTAGACAGGAGAAACACACAAAAGTCTCGACCCTACTCCATTCTATTCTTTACCCTCGCCAGTATATTAATCTTTATCCTCCGCTTTATCCACTGTTATTAAACTAATTCTTGTTGAGCATGGGCCGCATAGAGGCTCATACTTTACGCCATCTTCTGTCTCCTTGTAAAAAATTGTTGATGGTTTTTCCTTGAACAACATATGCACTCCTTTGTCGTGCGGTATTTTTAGTAGCGTACCTTGCATACTACCTATACAGTGACAGGTTTCACATTGTAATGGTACAAACTCCATCAGATTACCTTTGCTGTTGATATAGCCACCGGTTTTCATAGTACTTCCCCCATCTCAATACGCATACGCTCAGTGTTGTATGACTTAGCCTCTTGCATCTGTATGTCGTTATGCAAATCTTCCAAGTCATTCTCACGCTGGTACTCATCAATCACCCTGACTGAATCGACCAGTGTAATTGGCACCGTGTTCCTGTTGTTAATCACAACATACCTAAGTATGTCCTTCGCCGCTTTTACTAATGTTCTATTGCTCATCTTTACTCACCTCGTATTTTATCCCGTACAGATACTCGCCGTCATCCCACCAAGGCGGTACTTCGGCTCTCCTGTACTTGACTCCGCCCTTGCTATGGGCTTTGGATTTATAATAGTTACGGTAGGCTACTACCGCATCGTCGTTTCTGTACTCGTCAGGCATAGCCTGAGCGAATGGTGTTAGTCCTGTATTGGTTATCATATGAGCCATACTGCCCATGTACATGATAGGTTTAGTACAGGCATGTTGCTTACCGAATCGCTTGAAGTACTGTTCGCCTAAAGCCATACCATGTTGGTACAGCCATAGGTAATTGTTTAGTGAATCTCCAGCCCACACAGTACAGGGGTGATTGTGATAACCGCCCTTGTACGGCGTACCTTTCTGTGTTAGCGGCATCTGCTCATCAGTAGCACCGTGTCGGCGCAGGGCTGATGCCATCATCTGTGCTGTCTCGACTACCATCTTGGGTACTCTTACATCATCCATGTATCGTGCGGCTATTATTGGGTTCTCGTCTAATATGAATATGTTCATGTTGCTCATCTCCGTTCTATAATAGGGGCTTCACCTACTTAACACCTGCGGTTCCGGCTTCAAGTATAGTACTATGTCACCTTCAAATGCGGTGAGCATATCAAATGTGTGTTGCAGTACAAAGGTTGCTCTTTTATTGTACTCATACATGCCATCCTGTACCAAACTAAATGCCAAACACTCACTGTTAATCTCATGTACTTCTAACGGGCCTTCTGCATCTATCAAATCTGCCGCCATCATATTTACCATATCAAGTGGTAAAAATCCAGGCAAAACTACATGCTCAACCTCGTTGCCGTTGTTAGGTACTGGTATTAATATACCTGACATTCAAACACTCTCCTGAGTCATTGGCCCACGGTCACAGCCACAGGTCTTGAACACTCTTAACAGTCCATCCTTTACCATCTCTAATGTGATTGGTTGGCAACAGTGTTGACAAGTCATAATAATTTTATCACTCATCGTACTTTCCTCCGTTCAACACTCATCTTTCCATCGGGCTGTTTTACCATGATTAACATGCTCCCATCTGCAAACACGATAGTCTGTCGTACAATTTCAGTACTCATTCTTCATTCCCCCATTGTTTAGCCATAGCATCTGCTACGCCTTGGTATGTCATGCTTCTTAGTTTCCACCTATCGGGTGACGGTGGTAGCCAGTGCAAACGCTGGCGTTCCCTTGCAGGGAGAGCCATAGTTTCTGCTTTCAAATCCGTGGTCGGTACTAATGGGTCAAGACCCTTCAACCAAAAGCATGTGGCCTTGGTTTCTTTATGCCCGAACATATACGGCTGTATCAATTGATTGTATTTCCTACCGCCTATGCGCTCAAGTGCATACTTATGTGGTATCGGATTCTCGATACAGATTTTTGGTATGTCTGAGTCGAGTAGTCTGTTGAAGAATACTGCCGCCTCATCTAACTGTTCCCATCTGCCTTCGATTTTATTTTTTCCAGTCAACCAAGACACACCACTGTTAGTGAAGTATGTACATGGTGGGTGTGCAATCATCATGTCCCAACCATCATCAATAATGTCTAAGACATTACCTTTGTAATGGTAAGGTGAATCGTCATCAGCAGGTAGCAGGTCACAAGACCAAGCATCATGCCCTTGCGCTCTAAATGCTTCACGCACTCGACCACTGTATTCACATGCTACTAATACTCTCATTGTTTATCCTCCTGTAATGCGCCTATTAATGGCAATCGTATTTTATCGCTATCAAACAATAATTCATAATCCCCGTCATTAAAATCAGGCGAGTCGTCAAGAAGTTTATTCAAGTCTTTGATGAGTTGATTTACAGCGTACTTTTCCCGTCGCCCTGCATACTCATCCCACTCAAAGGAACCTATTTTGTACTCAGTCCCTTCTATAAGTCTCCATATTCCAACTGTTTTTGCGCTCATTCTTTTCCCTCCGTGTGTATTCTCCAGCACTCGCCCATAGCCCACTGGTACTTTTTCGGTAGTGGTGTCTGTGGTCTGCGCCCCATCCACATGTAGCACTCGGCTATCACGCTTCTAAGGTATTCAATCTCGTCTAACAACGGCCTCATTGAGCCGTTGGTAAATCGCTCGTTGTACCTATCTAACTGTGCCTTTGTAAGCGGCGTATGCTTTGCTTCCTGTTCTGCTAATACATCTTTGTACTTCTTCATGCTGTCACTCTCCATGCTGTCATGCGTAGTCTATTGCCACGCTGTTGTAGTATGCTGGTTCTAAATCCATCCTTGTGTAGTCGCTTCTCAACGGCCTTGTAAAGTGGTCGTCTGTCGTCAATTTTTTTTGGAAATAAATCTATCATCCAACTGTTATCGGGCAGTTGCTCTGCCGTCGCTGTTCCATATTCTGTTTCTATTGTGTTACTCATATTGATTCCTCATTTTGATATAGGGGTTGCCGGTATTTAACGATGCCGGTTTCATTTCAGTGGGTGTTCCACTGACTTGTCCCCAAGTGCCCATCGGAGGGTCTTTACCACGCCCTCAAGTGCTTTGTAATTCCTCATGTGATAGATACGCAGTTTCTTCTCGGCCCTTTGTATCATCGTGAAGTGCATATTCTTTTTGCGCTCGGCTAAGTCAAGCATCTTGAGAATCTCATCCTCGTCACGCACTCCCATGAAGTGTTCTGAATCTTGGTGGTCGCTCATCATTTTTTCCGCCCCTTATTCAAACGCTTTATGATTGCATTCAGTATGTACACATCATTGGGATGGTGCTTCAAGTACTGCTTGGCAGGTACGGCTATGTATTGAAACCAGCCATACCTTTTGCTGTAATCATAGCCCTGTTCGACTACTGCTTCAGTTCCCTCCCACCAATCAGCCTTGACTAAGGCTCGCTCATGGTCGGCGGCTACCTGTACATACCATTCTTTATGCTTTTTACTCCACCACATTCTGTCCTCACTCAATACCATATTCAGCCCTCCATATAGCCTCAAAGTTAGCAAAGAAAGTTGCAGAAGGTACATGGCCGGTAGGTATCTGCCATTCTATATCGCTAATCGGTGGTTCCGATGACCATGCTATGTTCGGCATAGGTTCTGCGTGATGGCTGTTGCCACTACTCACATTTATGCTACCCATGTCATGTGAATGCTCAGTTATTTTTGCCGCAGGTTTGCCGTCAACATAATGTTGTTTGCTTTTCCAACGGTGGATGGCGAGTACCTCGCCCCCAAGTTGATTCTTGGTGTATATCCTACCCCTGTTATCGAACCCGTATATTATTTCTAATGCTTGTATTTCATCGTACTTTTCTTTTGCTTCGCTCGTTTCCATATTACTCATCTCCATTCTGTGATAGGGGGCTTCCCCTATATGTACTCTTGCATTGGCATTTTTCATGTGCGTATCGCAATCCAATCTCGTTACATCTCGTACACTTGTACGCCTGTTTGACCTGCGAGTATGCTGTTCCCCAGTACATACTCAGCCCTCCTCAATCATGCCATCCCAAATCCAGGATTTTCCATCCATCTCGACCATGAGATACCAAGTCCGGTCAATCCCAGCCTCGCAATCTGAATCCCATATCGGCATGTACTGGGTGTTGCCAATCTTGTGCTGGAAAACTTTTCGACCACAGTGGTCAATCCATTCCCCCTCAATGTCCGGCACTATCCCATGCTTGAGGTAGTGGTTAATATTCATTCTTCATCACACTCCTTGCAGAAATTAATGTAATACATAATCCGTTCCAGTGTGTCAAAACTGACACCCCAAATGAACCTTAACTTATCACTACAAAACAAGTCCCATTTTGTTTGAATGTAGTCCTTTGTGGAACCGTGGAAAAACAACAACTCAAAATCACTTCGGTGCATTCCATCGAGATACTTCAAATCGTCTGCCCACTTCTTGAGTCCCACAGCCTCGACACCATAATTCGATAGTGTTGCGGCAGTAGGTCTTTTGGTCACATCAAAACTCATTCTTCCTCGCCTCCTGTGATGTCCGGCTTAATCCAGCCTTCAGCAGTAGCGAATTGCTTTAACTCGCCTACTGCTACCTGCATTTTTAGGTCGCCAAGACCGCTTGCATCTGCCGCTACCTTAGCCTCGTATGTTCTGATGCTTTGCTTGGTACGCTCGATGGTTTCTTCACGGGCCCTAATGTTAGCCTCAAGTCCATGACCCAAGATGAATCGTGGGTTAGGTTCGATGGTAGTCATTTCGGTTTCGTTACCAAACCATGTAATAGCGTCACTCCTACGCATGTCAAGCAGGTGCTTGTGTGGTAGTGCCTTCAAGTACTCAACGACTTCTTTACGCTGTTGTGCATCCATCTTTATTGCCGCTTCTAAGGAACCCCACTCACCTTCAGCACCAGCAATTTGAGTGCGTAACTGACTCTCGTAATTGTACAATGATTCTCGGTACATTTTCAATTGATTAGCGTTGTGTGTCGTGTCCCTATTTTCTGTGGCAGATTTACTGACCGCATCATATAGATTTCGCATAAGTTTTAGAGCCGTAATCATCTTGGAGATGGGCTTCTTTGTTGTGCTGAATGGTAGTTTTAGTAACTCGAAGGTGTTGTAATCAGTGTCCCTACCGTAAGTGCTACCCGACCTTAGTACGAAGTGTGTGCTGTCGTATGTGTTGGCTCTTTTTGATACCAATACTGATGCTTCAGTGGCATACATAGCCCTATCCAATTCTAAGTAGGCCAAAACCCTCTCAACCAAAGTAATGTTTGCTGATATTTGTTGCTGGTGTTTCCACTCAAGTTTTTCTGCTTGTGAATGGTTGAGTGAGTTTGTAATCTTGAGTCGTAAGAATCTCAAGAGTCCCGCTTCGACATATGGTTGCCATGCGTATTGGTGCTTGACAGAAGGTTGAAATCCATCACCCCAATTCTGCACAGTACCTTCATCATCAGTAATTTTGTTGTTTAGTATTCCATGAGTACCAGCATTACCCATGTAAGGTGTGCCTTTGTTACCTGCTTCTTTGTGCCTATCTGTGCGCTTTTTGATGTACTCGGGAGTCCAATCGCACTTGTGTGTGACATTTGGTTGTCGTGCATTTCCTACGCTGTAACTGCTCATCATTAAACCGTTCAAACCCACCTTCTGTGTGTGTGGTTGGTCGCCATTGACCAGCATTACATTCTCAACATCTTTGTGGGCCTGATTGAACCCATCAGCGATTGCTATTCGCACCGCATGTTGTCCACCTGCGGCTGATAGTAATTTTAGTTCGACTTTTCTTGCTCCGTTCATTCTAATTGCTTTACTCATTCTGATTCCTCCTGTGTGCCGGTTTCTGAGTCGGCCTCATTACTAATAAGGGGGCTTCCCCTATTTATAGTTTTCAATTGCTCATCAACGATTTGTGTCAATGATTTTTCGATTCCAAAGTGGCGCAGTACCTCGGTTACAGTCCAA